TTTCACCCTTAAAGATTGCCTTTAGGCGGTCAAACCACATGGGCGGCATTGCCTTAACCATGTCGCCGACAGCGCCGGAGGTCACCTTGCCCAACAGTTTACGGGTGGGGGCGAGCACTAGTTTCTCAATGGTTTCGAGTGGGTGCATAAACGCATGGCCGATTGACTTCGCCTTGTCCTTGGTCCAGTTCCAAGCCTTACCGGTCTTGTCTGTGATCCAACCCCAAGCGTCACCCAGGATACCGCCGTCGGCGAAAGCGGTTTGTCCAGCGTCGCCACCATAGCTGAAAGCGTGCCCGCCGCTTTGGATAGCCAACCGGTTCATGCGGTGTACAGCCGACGGGCCACCAACAGCCTTAACCCACTCGGGGCGCATGATAGCTTCGCCGCCGGAAAGCTCCAAGGCCCCACCGGTGGGGGAATAGAACTTATGTACGTCCCGGCCCGGAGTGTAGCCGGGCAGAACACCACCGGACGCGAACCCGGCCTTAATGTCAGGTAGGCGGGTTTTAATGCCGATAGTTGACGCCGCCGTGTTGAACCAGGTCTTGAGGCCCTTGTTGTATACGGTGTCAATGACAAATCGGACGGGCGTTTTAGCAGCGTCCTTAATACCATTCCAAGCCGTGCTAACAACGTCACCCATTGTCTTAAAGCCCGACTTTATCCCATTCCAGAACGTGGTGAAGATCGGGGCTAGATTGTCACGGTACCATTTGCCGACAGCGTCAGCGCCAGACTTGATAGCGTCCCAGGTTTGCTTCAAGCCGTGGTCCCAAACCCATTGTGCTACGGCGGCCATGCCCCTAAACGCTGCCTTGATAAGCTCAATGTTCAGGTTGATAACCCAAAGTAGAACTTTGATACCGACCTTGATTAGCTCAAATACAGGGCTAATAATCCAGTCCCAAACCCATTTAAGCACAGCCCCAACAGCATTAAACACTGCGCCGATAATGTCGCCGCCGACCTGGAACGCCACCTTGAGTGCATCCCAGCCGACCTTTAGGGCGGGCACGACATAGTCAACGAAAACTTGCTTAAGAGTGTTGAACCAAGAAACAAGTTGGTCAAACAAGGGTTTGAGGTAAGGCATTAACTCATTAACAAGCTTCACGCCCTCGTCATACAACCATTTAAAAGCGTCAATGACTAAATACAGTGCCCCAACGCCAAGGCTACCCAAAGCAGAGCCCAGCCACTCGAAAAACGGTTGAACCTTCTGCCAAGCTTGATCCGCATATTGCTTAAAGTCGTTGAAGCTTTTAACCATTTTATCGGCGAACGCCTGCACCTTCGGCATAGCCTTATCAAGTGCGGGGTTAATGGAGTCAAAGAAACCAGCGAGACGCTTAACCACGCCGCCCATTACAGATCCGGCCAAGTCAAGAATAACCCCAATTAACCAGCCGACTGTTGCCCCAAGAATTTTAAAAGTTGGAATTAAAATCGGCGCGATGAAGTCCCAAAGCTTTTTGAACCCATCAAAAACAGCCTTGATCGAGGGGAATGTGCGGGCAAAGGTGTGTGATAGTTTGTCGAAAATTTCCCCCAGCAACCCGCCCGCGAGCTGTTCAACCATGGCGAAAACGTCTACAACAACATCTAGCACGTCAACTATAATGGGTAGCACAGATGAACTAATTGTGGCCACAGTCCTAGTTAGAGCGCCTTCAGCCTTGCCGGTTCCCTCCACAATTGGCTTAATTAGCTTGTCGATCATGCCGCCAAACACGTGGCCCGTTGAGGTTCCGAAAGAATCTACGAACTTGTGCAGCTGCGCGCCGGTAGGGGCTAGCTTCTGCCCAAGCTTCCCAAGTTCATCGCCAAGGCCAGCGACAGAGTCCCTAAACTCTTTAGACTTCACCCACGCCAAAACAACAACGCCAATGAACGCGCCAACCCCAGCTGTTAAGCCCGTGAACATGCCGCCAATGATAGGCAGGTTAGGGAGGATAAAGCCCAGAGCCGCGCCAATGAAAGGGATAGCGTCAGCGAAACCAGAGAACGCCTTACCGCCGTCCTTGTTGGCTACGTTAATAAACTTGACAATTTCGTTAAAGAACGCCTTGGTGTATTCCTGCACTTTCATGATTACGCCAAGGATGCGCTCATAGCCGATAGCGTCAATAATCTTAGCCAAACCGCGTTGAATCTGGTTCTTTACGTTACCCCACGCGGTTTCAATGCCGCGTGTGGCTGACTTGGCCTGATCTGTGAATGACGCAAACCCGTTAACGCCTTGGCTATTGAGTTTGATTAGTGCGGCGTTAAAATCGTCAAACGAAACCGTGCCATCTTTCATGGCCGTATACAGTTCTTGCGAATTGTGCCCAGCACCTAGCAACGCTTCTGCGATTTGGTTTAGCTGCGCGGGCATGACTTCCATTAGGGCGCGGTAGGACTGCATGTCCACCTTGCCCTTAGCTAACTGTTGCGTGTACTGCACGAACGCGCGGTTAGCTTCAGCAGCACCCTTACCGCCAGCAAGCAGAGCGTTGTTAAGGGAGATAGCCACGTCAGAAACATAGGACATTTCTTTGTCTGGCATGGCCGACTTCAACGCAACAGACATATCGGTCATGTCATTAAGCTTGGTGGGCAAGCCGGTAATGGCCTTGTCCATCTTGGCTAAGGCGGCTGACGCATCGTCAGTAGAGACGCGCATGTTCTGCATGATGCGCGGGAAGTTATGGGCCGTGTCCACACGCTCAATAGCCCCACCAAGTTGTGAGGCGATAGCCGCCGTAAGCGCGCCAATAGCCGCAAGACACCCATTAACCGCCGTGTTAAATGAGGCTTCCAAAGCTTTTCCGGCTTGGCCAGCGAAAAAGCCAACCGTGTTCCCCATAGCCTTTAAAGGGGCCAGCAAGTGTGAGGCAGGGTTGAAAGCTTTAAACTTTTCAACCATCCCACTAATAGACTTGCGCGTTTCTTCGGGTAGCACATTGAACATGCCTTGTGCACCCTGTTTGACAGCACCTTTAAGCTTCCCAATAGTTCCTGTGGTGTTGCTGACAAGCCCATACAGCGTTTGGGCGTGTTCAGTCACAAGCGTTTTGACAGCGCCGCCCACGTAGCCGACAGCGCCGCTAACGCCCTTGCCAATCGTTGAGACCAGGTTGCCTACGGCTGAAGTTAACGGCTGGAAAATGTTAGAGATAGCCCCGAACGCTTTAGAGAAAGGGGCAGTGATCTTGCCAACAATGTTAGCGGCGGCGTCATGAATCTTGCTGAAATGTCCCTTGACGCTATCGGCGAGCTTTGAGGCTGATTCTTTGACCTTGTCGAACACCTCGCTAAATTTAGCTTTGACCGGTTCGATAGCTTTTTTGATCTGATCAGCTAGACCATAGAACGCATATGTGAGCTTGGTTTTTGCCGCTTCAGCCGCTGCCGCCAAGCGGCGAAACGGGATCGTAGCAACGTCGATAGCCGCCGCCGCCTTGACCGATTTCACTATCACGGCGTCAAAAGCGCTATTGGCTTTAGCTTGAATTTTTTCAAACTCGGGTGCAAGGGCTTTGCCTAGCTTACTGTCGTTAAAAGCTTGTTTTAGCCGCTTGCCGGTTTCAGTAGCGCCCGCGCCTACCCCGGCGAACGCGGCGCTAATGCCCGCCATTTCCTTAGAGACACTAGCGCGGATACCGCCAATGTTCAAATCTTCTTTTATACGCCCAAAGGAAGACTTAATAATGTTGCGGTTAAGCTCACTCCAATTTGAAGTGATGCGGGTGATGTTCTCACCCATTTTCTTATACTCGGCCTTAAGTTCCGGGGAGGCTTTTTGAATGTCTGCCCTTAACTTGGTGACAAAGTCGCTAGCCATGTTGTATTTTTTGCTAGCGTCTTTCCAAAGCTTCACAATAGCTTCCACCATCCGGTTGCCCAGACGCGCAGACGCTTTTTCCCACTTCTGCTTTTCGCCGCCGAACGCCTTGTCAAGGGCTTCAGCCGCGCCCTTGACAGTCGGGACAATTGACACATAAGTGTTGGCTAACTCAATATATTGTGTCTTCGCCATACTGCCTGCCTAACATATAGAACTCAGCCCCACTCTGAACTTTGTGAATTACGTAACCGGCGGTTAAAAATATTTGATCCGTGCTATTCAACCAGTTCAGGCGGGGCCAATAGGTGAGCACTCATTGCCCAACATTGGAAACTAGGCCATTTGGCGTTTGTTCCTTGCCTTAATTCTAGCAATACGCGCCTTTTCCAGCAAAGCCTTAGCGCGTAGCTTTTCGCGCCACCCAATCTCGGGGGGCTTAGGCTGTTCGGGCATGTCACGTTGTTTGGCCCCAAAGCCGTCCAGCACTACGCATGTTAACTTCCATAGCCAACTATGTAGCGCGTATTCTTCGCCGGTCCATGCGTTCGGGCCACCTATAGCTTGCCAGAGCGCCGCGCCCGCCGGGAGGTTTTCAACAAGGTTCCAAGCCCTACGGGGACTCATTTTGCCGGTCCACAAGTCCGCAAGGTCAATGCCGTAAAAGCGCTGGAAGTCTGCCTCAAGCTCGGGCGTGTATTCAGCCACCACCCCGGGCAGGGCTGTTATTTTCCCATGCCTACCCGCTCACTGATTTTCTCAAGCAGCGCCGCCATTTGGTCAACTGGCACACGGCCATCAGGCAGGGCAATAGTCTTGAATAGCTTCTCAACAGCTTCACTATCAGGAACTAGAGCATTGAACATGGGCATAATGTCGCCCTTGCTTGCCGCGTACATTAGGCGGAAGTCGTTAAACGCGGCCTTGTCAACATCCCAGGTCACACCGTTCACGGTTACGGTAATGACGCCGCTAAGTGCTTCGTTAGCTAAGGCCATAGCTTCCTTATCATTTACCTTGCGGGGCTTGTGATCCTCGGGAACCTTAGCGTGTAGCTGGTTAGCCATCTCAGCGGTAGTCATGGTAACAGTGGTTTCAGACATTGCAACCTCCATTGGGTAACTGTTAATTCTTGATCCTATTATACAAGAAACGCCACCCACACACTAGGCGTGGGCGGCGTCTCCCGAACAACACACAGAAAGGAAATGTCAAACCATCGGCTCAACAACTCAAGGATAGCACAGGGTTACAGCTTCAAGCCATTCTTAATGGCCGGATCGTCCGTGATAAGCGTCACGTTACCAATAATGGTGCCCTTAACGTTAAATGCGGTATCCTCGGTAGCGGACAGCTTATACTCGCTGCGCTCCCCAATCTCAAACCGGGGAATCAAATACATATATTGGTAACCCTCAGACCAAGTGCGCACAGCCAAGGCAACAGACTTGATAGAACGCGCGGAGGAAAGGGTTAGCTGCGTTGCGGGCTTGCCAGGGCCACCGCCCGCCGCCAAATCCTCACTCTTCTTAATATCCCACTGGATAGAGAAAGTCGTGAGGGAGGTTTCCAAGGCCACAAACGAAAATTCCGTGTTGGACTCGGTCATAATCGTTTTGTAGATTTCGTGGCCCTGGTGGCCCTTGCGCTTGTCCGTAGAGTCGTTCGGGCTAAAGGTGTAGCCGTCCTCGGAGTTCCAGCCCACCTCAACCCAGGGGGAGGGGAGGGCCGCGTCAGCCGCCAGCAACGCGGTAGGCATAGCGGTTCCAACCGGTGCCATCGAGATAGAGTCATCAACGGAACCAAACTGACGGATAGCGTCAAGGTTAAGCTTCGCGTAGGTCATTGATCAGTCCTTAGTCTCGGGCGTAAAAGCCTTGTTTTCCGTGGGGGTAGGGGTTGCCTCATCGTCGATAGCTTCCCCGTAATGTAGAAGTCGCGCGCGTTCGCCCGCTTCTATGACTAGAATCTTGTCGCCAACGCCGAACGGTCTGCCATTGGCCGTGCCGGGGGCTGTTCCAATCATTGGGTATTCCATTAGACCTTTTCTTTTCTGATTTGGTGTTTGAAACCAAGCTCAAACTGCCAGCGGATATCATCGGAGCTAACTAGGGGTAGGTAGGTTGCGCTAGACACTTCGTACCGGTGAAAGACTCGGTACGGGCCGATATGGGATAGCGGTTGCCGGATAAGCAGTTCCCTAATCTGCTGCACCATACCTAAGCCCTTGCCCTTGGTATCCGCCCAAACCTCGCACTGCATATAGACCGTGTCGGTCACTTTGCTTAGCCAACCACCGTTACGGGTGATAACCAAAAAGGCGGGTGGGCGCGGGTTGGGAATTTGCCCATAGGTGGGAAAGTCAAGCTTGGCGTTCAGGAACTCGGCTAAAGCTTCCGTGAATCCGTCAAACCCGTTTTCGGTGACTAGGTCAGACTCTACCGGCATTGATTGCCCCAATCAGCGTGCCTTCGCCGTCTTGTTCACGGCGTTTAGCGTCGTAAGAATAGGCCCGCACTTCCGCGCCGTAACGCACAACGCGCTTGCGGCGTTGCTTAACTGTGTAGCCGGGTCCGGCGGCGTGGGCGATTTGCCATGCCCGCCGGTTAATGTCTGAAATGATTAGTGGGTGGTGCATTGTTGCCTTTGCGCCTTCCCAATTCAAAATAGTTTTGGTTTTCCAGGGCATTTAGTCGCCGCCTTCCAATCGCCTACATGTCATGAACTGGTGATCAAGTGCTTTAGAAATACTTTTCACATGGCGCACTTCGTCGATAATTTCCCAGTCGCGCCCGCCATCTTCGAACCGGACACGCAACCGCGACTTTTCAATACCTTTAATGTACCCGTCGGTAACTTCCCAGTCGGTTAGCACGTTGGGGGGTAAATATAGTTTTCTAGTGCCCTGCGTAATCTGTTTGCCGCCAGCGCTCAAAGATGCTTCGGTCTGTGACCATACGCATACAGATTCACACAGAACTTCGGACTCGCGCGTGTCCACCATCTGCCCAGACTGCCAAACAGTCTTAGGTTTCAAGATTTGGACTTTCTGTTGCCGTCCACGGCTATATGCGAAAGGAGGTAACATGTCACGTCCAAGACTGAATCTTGTAGGGGGCCAGGGTTTCCTTGTCCTTGCTAGTCAGCTGCAACCCGTTGCGTTCCCACGCGATAGACAACTCGCCAGCTTGTTCACGGGTTGCACCCATAGGGCTAGACATGGCGCCTAAAACAGTGTTGGTAACAATAGACGCGAACGCAGGCAGGGACGGGTAGCCATGCTTAACCATCACCCGAACAGAGCGGAAACGCTCAGGGAACGCGCCGCTGTATAGTTCGATCATTCCAGCCTGTGACCAACCGTAAAGGTGCGGTTGAATTGTTTGGCCGTTGATAGCTAGTGCATCCACAGACAGAACATGGGTTGACGGTAACTGTAGGGTTGTATGGCCGTTGCCATCCAAGGTCATAACCTCGGTGATCACGGGGGCAACATGCCAGCCCAGCCAAGCCCTAAGCGCGTTGGTTGCGCCGTCGATCAGAACGGGCAG